GAGACGTACGCCAGGCTTTCCGGGGTCGGAGTATAGGCGAACCTTCGTCGGATCCGAAAAGACCAAGCTAGAGCGGTCCTTAGGAGCTAGACGGAAGTCTTGGATGAAACGTTTCATCTTCCTTTCCCACTGTCCCCCACGATCTCAAAGGTACGGCGAATCGCTTCACCCCATTCCTTCTCAACCATAGGCCTGATCGCTGCCGAGTCGTCCGCCAAAGAGAACTTGATAAACGGTCTAGGTGGGATCCGGATCTCCCTTGTACTCGTCTTCAGCGGGCGGACAAGACCACGACTTTCCGCCGCCTGTGCACGGAAGAACCGTCGCATTTTTTCGGTCACCTTTCGGGTTGCCCCTTCGTGCAAAATGAACGCGATCGAACTGCCGCCCTTATCCTCCCGGATCACTCCTACATGAAACTCCCAAGGACTTTTATGCCTCGCACTAATCGAACCCCACAAATCGGCGCCATCGATTAGTGGGGTCGTGCTGCCTTTCAAAAGCTCCGTCAAGATCGCATTCTTTTTGAAGTGCTTCTCTTTGATGTCTTTGCGAACCTTGGCGACCATCTTGGGGGCGAGCCGTCGATTGGCTACGCTGACTTGTTCGCGCATAACCTTCCGAACAACGTGCGGGCTAGTGAGTAGCCGCCACGTTTCCAGACCTCTCCAGGTTATGCCGGTTCCGTGCTTCGCCATTAGCCCACCGGGGTAAAATCCTTTTGATGGAGTCCATCCGTCCGAACTGGGGATTGCGACGAATACCACCACATGTTTAGGGTAGCTCCGTTAGCGTAGTGGCCTCGTCTGCGCAGCCGGTATAAAAAGAAGTTGACCGGCTCGACATTCGCACCTTTTCCAAACTGAATGATCCGATCGTTTCTCTGCAACCTTCGAGGCAGAAATTTTAGCTGATCAACCACACGGAAAATAACATAGCCCTCAACTACTGGGGTCAAGCCAGACGAGATCGCGTTGTGTATCTCGTCCTGATCAAATACCTGACCGGGAAGCACATAACGGATCGGACGTGCGCCGCCCCCCACTGGCTCCCGGAACGTGTCATTGAAAACGCTCTGGCTGTGATCCAGCAACTCAAGAGTCACCGGAATCGGATGGATCAGATTAGGGATGGTGGGCATGTCTACTCTCTGCAAAAGTTTGGTGCCAACCCAAATCAGACCATCGCACTGTCGGGATTCTTATCTTGGTCGGTCGACGGAAAAGCATTAGCTTGTTCTCAATGTCGACCGGAAGAACGTAGGATCCCATGTCTCGGATATTCGATCCGAACTGCAATTCGTGGCCGTCTGTCTTCTCTCGAATCACAGGACCGATGCCCTGTACTTTTGCTCCGTTGTATTTGCTGAAAAGTTGCTCGGCCATTGTCATGACGATCGCAACCGTGCACCGTGTGATCAAGACGGGAACCGATCCATCCTCTTCGGTGTAGCCCCACTTCCCCGTTATCTCCTGATCCCAACCTTTCCGAAAAACGGTGTTGCTGGAAAGTGGAAACGTCGTCGGAATCGCAGAAAGCAAGCTCTTCTTTCGCAACTCGATCTTGGGATTCTGGCGATCGTCTTGCAAAGCAGTCCGACCGTTGAACACACGAAACAAGTCTGTATCAAGCGCCGTGGTTTCGTTATTGACCTTCAATGTAGTGACTTCGATGATCGGTAAAGGAAGGTGTAACAAATGGCTGTTAGTGCCGTCAAAAATGAACGTCCCCGAAATCTCTTCAAAGAAATTTCGAGATACGCGATCAACCATGTCTTGAGCTTCGATCAACCATTTAGCTACAAGAGTGTCGTTCGGTCCGCCGCCGTCAGTGTCCGGCAAACCTTCATCGCGCACATCTTCGATCGTAGCGTAAGCCACTTAGCCTATCCTCTCCATGCCGCAACCTCGACAACCTCAGCACCCGCCCCAGCTGCAGCACGTAGGTAAACCTGATTTACCCGGAGCCCTTCTAAGATCACTTCGGTTCGTCCCGAAGGTGATACGACACCGTGATCCTCTTGCCCTGTGAAGGAGAAGAAAATATCCCCTCCGCCTCCGAGATGTGTGATCCGAACACCACCCGCAGTAGAATGAAATCCGAACCCGGAAAAGGAATCCGTATCGTCGCTATAGTTCGCGGTGTTAAGCACGTTGTCGAAACTCTTGAAAAACGCGGCACTCATTTCCTACTCCTATCGATCGGGCCCCTCGGATTGAACCTCTGAATCCCGGTCTTCCTGAAATCAACCCTTACCAACTTCGACCCGAAAAACGAGACGATATCGATACGCGAATCGAGAAACTGAGAGAAGATACGCTCCCCGGACCCGTTCCCATTTTTCCCAACCACAAGGTCGGCACCGAATCGGTGTCTAGCCTTGGGCTTGGGCAATGTGATCATGACTCCGTTCATGTGTATCTGCATCCCTGTGATCAACGTTGCTTGCTCGGGGTCGTCTAGGACTTCTTGCCAACGCTTGAAGTCTTCGTCCCTTTGAAGATCGTAACTAACCGTGTGGCCGTTACGATAGTTGACCTTGATCACCTCTTTTTCGGTTTCGCTGCCTTCCGTTTGGCTACCTTCTTGGGCGCCATCTTCTTGGGTACCAGCTTCTTCATCTCGGGGGGCGGCGGCTCTGGATCGTCCAGACTTCCAGCCAACACCCGCACACTAAATCCGGGTGTAGACCTACAACGTAGGGCTGTTTTCCTACTGTCACAACGCTCTGGTTTTCCTTGCCTGAAACGCCATTTCTTCCCGTCGTGTCGGAACTGTAAAGAAGTACCCGCGGTGTACGTGATTTGCGCTAAAAAGTCGCTCATGCCTTGTGCCTCTCCTGGCCAAATAGCCGTTAACCGGACCAAATACTATTTGGTCCGGTTAGTGGTTTACAGAGTTGGATCCGCGATGTTCTTGACCAAGACCGCCGCGCTGACCTCTTCGAGTTTGAAGTCGACGGCAACCGTGATCACCCACTCATTCACGCGGCGGTGAATGTTCCGATCTCGCTCGATCGTGATATCCAATCCGATCGCAACGATCAGGTTGGACGGCTGGGTCAGAACCATACGGCCAGCCATGTTGTAGGTAGCCTTGACCGTCTCACCAGAGCCGATCCCAGCAGCACCCAAACGCGTCCAGGTTCCCAACGTCAGATCTTGGGTGTAGTCGGTCGCCAGAAGGAATGCAGCCGTCTCGTTACTGCCCAAAGCTTGGGGGGTCAGAACCAGGTTCGTGATCGGAGCGTTGGTCAGCTGGGTAGCCGTAGTACCATCGGTGTTGGCTACGCTGTCTTCAACGTACTTCGGATTCCGCTCCCAAAGTGGGACCGGCATCAACTCACGACCGTACGGGGTCAGGTTCGCCATGCTTTGCAACGCGGTATCCCCCAACGGAGTAGCACGCCCAGAGATGGATTCGCGATAGGCCTGCTCATGATCTGGGGAGAGCATGAATTGCGAGGTGCGATTGCGACGGAACTTGACCGGCATGGCTAGGATCGCATCGTTGAAGAGAGCGGGACCGATCGGAGCGTTGCCAGCGTCAACGACGTTCCCAGCTTCGGCCTGCTTGAGAAGCCCATCCATTAGGGCAAAGTAGGTGTCTTTGACGAACAGCGTATCGCTACCACCCTGGGGTAGCTCGTCAGGGTTGATCGCCGGGCCCAGAAGGTTGCCGTCTAGGTACAGCTGATCGAGGTTGTTCGCGAGCGTATCCGCCATCATGCGGACCACATGATCGTCGACGCTCTCGCCTTCGATATTGATCCGACGATACCGATCCGTCAGCGAGAACGGTACCATGATCTCTTGCGGCTTGAGCGTAACGCGCGAATGGTTCACACCGTTACGTACGCCGGGATCAACACCCTCCGCCGCAGGAACCGCAACACGATCAGCTACGCCAATCTTGTCAACGTGCAACTCTTCAGCACGGAATCTTTCGAGCCGTGCCATGCTCCGAAATACGGACAAATCGAAGACGAAATCTATGAAACGATCCGCCTGTACGGGATTGAGCTTGCCAGTCGTCGCGATAGCGTCGGTGGCGATCTCAGCTCTGTTCAAGAACTCTTCATTGGTCATTGCTTTTCTCCTTCTTGCGCCACTGGCAAGTTATCTACGTCGTCGTTTGGTGGTAGGGGGGCCGTGAACAATATCTCTGAAAATGCTCTCTTCCCCACTTCCTCGAGTTACCTCTTCTGTATCGTCGGTTGGTTCCGTACTCGGTTTCCCGAGCGCGCTGTTCACCTTGTCAACGCGATCGTTTACGCGTTTGATGTCTTTCTTCAGCTCAACCGAAACCTCAGACAGTTTGTCTTCGATCTTGCTCGCATGTTTGTCGAAGAGACCACGCATCTGGTCTACCAGACCGGGGGCGGTATCAACCGCCTTCGGCTTGGCCTCTACCGTCTCGGAGCGCTCGACCTCGTCACTACCGCTCAACTCGCGATGAAGATCCCCTAGCTCCGAAAGTCCTTCTTGGAACTTAGAGAGGGCGCCGCTAAGTCTTTTCAGACGACCAGAAGACATCTTGGCTCCCGCACGGGCAACAGCTTCGGCCTCAGAATCTGACTCAGTCGCAGCCGGAACAAGGCCCAACTCTCGCAACGTATCCGCCATCATGCTCGGAACGAGTTGACTGATCACTTCGCTAACGGTTTCGCGCGTCAGCACTTCCGCCTGGGTTTTACTGCTTTCGCCACCGATTCGGGTAACCGTCTCGGTCTGAGTCTCGGCAGTCTCGTCAGAATCTTCGGACACATCAACGGTCAATTGATCGTCTTGTGTCTCCGCTTCGTCGCGCGTCATCACCGTTCTTTCCCTGCGCTTCGGTGCACTTTGTCCGGGCATGTTCCAATCTCCTTTGTCTACGATTGTCTGTGCTTCGTCAGCGCTTCGCACAGCGAGCCATAGATCTCCCGTAGCGGGACGATCTACTAAATCCACTTTGTTGACTTCGCCATCGATCAACTCGTGTGTTGCTTCTTGGCGCTGTAGTTCTTCTCGCTCTTGATCGGTTGGCAGGTCCATTAGGCCGCCTTCCTTTTCTTCTTTGGTAGGTGCTTTCTTTGCTCGATTTTCACGCGCACAAAAACACCCTCGAGAGAGAACCCGTTCAGCTCTCCTCGCTTGACCCTTTCCCAAACTTCAGAATCAAGAACCCGTACGGAAAGAACCCAAGCACCACGGGGCGCAATGGCGTTCCCGATCTTCTGCTCAGTTCGAGTAATGAAGCTCTCAACCACCACCAGCTGGGGGTTGACCAAGGTCGGACCTTCCGCAGATTGTCTCGCGTGGTCAGTCCCGATCCGCTGGAACTGCTCCATGAATCCGAACGCGATACGCTCGATCAGATCTCGATCGGGGATCTGGTTTCCGAACGCGTCCACGTTCTCCGGGTCCATTACGATCCCGGTCACAACCTGTAGCTCGTCCTGACGCTCTACAATCTCAAAGCTGATTCGACGGGCGCCATTTTCTAGATCGCGTTTGACCTTCTTACCCTTGCGCTGAAGACGATCCTTGACCGACTTGTCTAGAAGCTTGTCTAACGAATCGTTCTCGTCAAATCCCGGATTTGCTCCAGCAGCAAGTTGTGCTTTCACGATCCTGTTGTGCACAACTTTTTTGCTACTGTCCCGCTCGTAGGTATTAGCGAACTGTTTGAAACGTGATCTCGCGTTGTTCGCCCTGTTCAAGTTCAGTTTGTTGTTTGTTCGGCCCAGCGGAAATTTTAGCGATGCTGGATCCCCGTACAGACGAAGCACAGTAGGGTCACCTTTCGGGAACGAGAGATTCTCGCCCTTACCTTCGAGTACTTCGATCCCGAATTCCCGAGCCCTCTGGCGTTGTGCTCTGCGCTTTTGTTCGGGCGAGGCATCCGCAGATGGAACTTGGCGCTCCATATCTTCGTGGAGCCAGGCGGGAAGAGCTTCCCAAGTGCAAGCGATCTGGGTCATCCCACCGCCTCGACTACACTGCGGCAACGACCATGCGCCGGGGGCATCATGATCCCCGCTTCCGCTAGATTCTGATTCTGTCGGATTTGCGATCCGCTTCCTGCTGTTTTCTCCAGCTGATTGGCAGACTGCCAAGGCGTTACGTCTCGCACTTCATCCGGAGTTTCCGTCGCTACCAGACGATCCATCAGAGCCATCCCGGTACTAACTGGGAATCTTCGCCCGTCCAGAAACGTGCACACCTGTGACGTTCTCTCGTCAAGCACACTGTTCCAACGGAAGACCTCGATCCCAGCGTCATTGAACGAGCTAAGGAAGCCCATATTCCGGCCACGGTTAGCGACGTTGGAAACAAGGATCTCGGAATAGCCCCCGACGTTCCCCGCGAATCTGGCCGGGATCAGATCAACTCCGCGAAGATTAACCGGGCCACCTGCCCAGGATAGATCTTTGCGGAGTAGGGCCCGCATTACTCGGGCCGCTTCCCTCCGTCCTAGGCCTTGCTCGATGATAACTTTCTGAGAGAGATCCCTAATCCGGTTGGACATATGGGAATTGTAGAACTTGCCCATCCAGAAGGGTTGCTCTCTGGCGAGCGCAGCCGTCGCCTGACGGTCTATCTGGCGGAAGCTGAACCTTGCCCCTAGCTGACCAACAGAGATGCGCTTAAAAGCTGTGTACATCCCTCTGACCGTGGCTCCAATACGGGCGATCTCTACTCGAGAGAACACCCGAGACAATCCGATCGAAATTATCTCGTTCAGTCTTACGATGCCTTCGGTTAAGCTGCCCGACAAACCAAACGCACGTAGGCCAGCGTTGATCGATAGCCGGGTCTCGCGGACCCAAGCTCTCCGAGTCTGCTCCTGCATCTCTTTCGTCAGTCGCATCACAACTTGACGCTCGCCCTCGTCCTCAAGAGCACGAAAGAGAATCTGATTAGCGGGAGAGACACACATCAGATCAGATCCTCTTCTAGCGGGATTTCGTCGGGATCAGAAATCAGACGCAATATGAATTCGTCGTACCAGTCTTCCTGAGCCTCTCTTTCGGTTCGCTCTGTAGAGTCGCCCCCCTCTTGACCGGGAGGAAGCTGCGCGTTTTGTGC